TGCTGCGCCCGCTGGCATACGATGATCGTGGGCCGTGTGGGACAGGCCCTCATACCGAAGCGATAGCATCCCGCCACTTTTTCCGCGCACTCTCCGTGCGCTCGTCCAGGTTCTCAAGCCGCAATCTCAGGAGTTCGCGCATGACGCCCATGCTTGCGTACATCATCCCGCTAGGTTCCGGCGCGGGATGGCTCCCGCCCACTATCGGCGGCGGGCCGATCATTCCACCGGGCACGCCACCGTTCCCAGGCTACCCGACGCACCCAATTCCACCCGTAATCGGCGGCGGGCCGATCTACCCACCGGGTTCGCCGCCGCCCTGGTGGCCCGGTCATCCCGAGCACCCGATTCCCCCTGGAATCTGGCCGCAGCCGCCTGTCAGCGGAATGCCGGGTGTGCCCACTCACCCGATCTACTTCCCAGGCTTCCCCGGCTATCCGGCGCACCCGATCCCGCCCGTTGTCTGGCCTCCGGTGCCACCGGGATCGGTGCAGCCGCCCATGAACACGCCGCCGCCTGTCGATCTGCCACCAGGGCAGGAATGGGTGTTCGGCTACATCCCCGGCCAGGGCTGGCAGTGGGTTGTCGTCAACGTCGATGTGCAGCAGGACGCCGCCGAGCAGTTGGCGACGAAGAGCGGCGGCGCTGGCCCCGAGCACGCGCACAAGTGAAGCTCGCCCTCCATTCGCGGGTCGCGATTACGAGCACGATGGGCCAGCATATCCGCTACGTTCCGTCTGCTCTGGCATCGGCGATGATCCGCAGCGGTGCGGCCCTCCCTGACCAAGCCGGGGGCCGCATCCGCAATATCGTCCTCGTCAGCACTGCCGCCACGTCGGCGGTGCGGATCGGTGAGCCGAGCAGTCCGTCGCTCGGCGTGCGCTTCACGCGCTGGCGCAGGCTGGATGAATCGGCCTCGCGCATCATCGAGCATCATCCGCGCTGCACGTATGAGTGAGCCATGCCGCAAGGCGCATACCAGGAGTGTCGCCATCCGCTCTACCGCAACTATGCCGTGCGCGGGGGATACTGCCGCGCACATGCCACAGCGCGCCCGTCCTGGTTCCGCTCCGACCTCACACCAGCCAACAAGCGGTTCCGCAAGCTGCGCCATTCCTTCCTCGTGCGGCACCCGCTCTGCAACGGCTGCAAGCTGGAGCCTGCAACGGTCCTCGATCACGTCATCCCGCACCGTGGCGATGCGCGGCTGTTCTGGGATCAGCGCAACTGGCAAGGCCTCTGCGTCCGCTGTCACGGCCTCAAGACTGCACGCGAACTGTGGGGAAGGGGGAGGTGGGCGAATCATGGCCCCCGGCCCTGAGAATTCACCGCCCCCTGCCTTGGAATTCCAGGCCACCGCTCCGATGCCCCGCCCTGCGTCAGGGACGGGCCAAAAGGCCGGTCGGTCCAGGTTCCTGCCCTTGTCTGCTTGCTGCCGCTCGGACGGGCAGGCGGGCGCAGACGCTCTCATCCGGCTGCTGCGCCCATTATTCGGGACACCCGCCCAAGCCAGGGGGGATCGCAAAACATTGTTGGAACGCCGGAAATGCGCCCGCCGCAAGAATTTTTGCGTCCGCACTTCACGATTCGGGGGGCCTTGCCATCCGGTGGCCCTCCAGGAGTTCGCCCAGGATGGGTCGTAGGACGGTTCCTATCGCCTCTGAGGCCCCTGTCGAGCAGGTGCAGCGCCCATCAGACCATCCCCAGGAACTCGTGGCCCTCCGCGAGCTTCATCCGCACCCCAGGAACTACCGGCACCACCCTCCCGATCAGTTGGAGCACATCAAGGCCAGCATCACCGAGCACGGCATCTACCGCAACATCGTGATCGCACGCGATGGCACCATCCTCGCGGGCCACGGCGTGGTGCAGGCGCTGGGGGAGATGAGCGTCGCCCAGGTGCCGGTGATCCGCCTACCCATCGACCCCGAGAGTCCCGCCGCGCTGAAGGTGCTGGCTGGCGACAACGGGATTCCGCATCTCGGCGTGGTGGACGACCGGGCCTTCACGGAACTGCTGAAGGACATCGGGGAAGTCGATTCGCTCCTCGGCACCGGCTACGACGAAGCGATGCTGGCGAACCTGATCTTCGTCACGCGGGCCGAGATCGCGGACCACAACGAATCCGCGGCCTGGGCCGAGGCGGGGATGCCCGACTACGAGAACGGGAAGCTGCCGTTCAAGCTGATCGTGAGCTTCCGCAGCGAAGAGGACCGGGACCGCTTCTGCGCCATCAGCAACCTGAAGGTGCAGCAGAAGGGCCAGACGCCGACCGCGCCGTGGGTGACGTGGTGGCCGTACCGCGAGGCCGAGGATCTGGCTTCGCTTCGATTCGAGAGGAGCAACGCATGCGAGTGAAGGCTTTGCGGTATCTGACCTGGGCGGGGAAGGCCTACAACCCCGGCGACGTGTTCGACATCAACCCCGAGGACGCGGGCGAACTGCTGGTCGATGAGGTGGTGGAGCCCGCCGACGAGGAGGAGGAAGAGACGGCCTGATGCGCTACCCGGTTTACGTTCCGTCGAAGGGCCGCGCGGACTGCTGCCTGACTGCCCGCTTCCTGGTGGAGGACCGGACGCCCTTCTACCTCGTGGTCGAGCCGCAGGAAGCAGACCTGTACGCGGCCCGGTTCGGGGAAGGGCGGCTGCTCGTCTTGCCCTTCTCCGACCTGGGCCTGGGCTCGATCCCGGCGCGTAACTGGATCTGGGAGCACGCGAAGGCGGCAGGCCACGAACGCCACTGGGTGGTCGATGACAACATCTACGCCATCAAGCGGCGCTACCAGGGCAAGCGGATTCCGTGCAACTCCGGGGCCGCGCTGGCGGCGGTGGAGGACTTCACCGACCGCTACGAGAACGTCGCCATCGCTGGCCTCAATTACGAGATGTTCGTGCCCAACGGCAAGGTGATCAAGCCGTTCAATGTGAACGTGCACGTCTACTCGTGCATGCTGATCCGCAACGATCTCACCCACCGCTGGCGCGGCCGCTACAACGAAGACACCGACCTGTGCTTGCAGGTGCTGGCGGCGGGCTGGTGCACGATCCTGGTGAACGCCTTCGTGATCCACAAGGTGCGGACGATGCTGATGAAGGGCGGCAACACCCAGGAGCTTTACCAGGGCGACGGGCGGCTCACGATGGCGCGGTCCCTGGAGCGGCAGTGGCCCGGTGTCGTCACCACCAAGCGGCGATGGGGCAGGCCGCAGCACTACATCGCCAACGCATGGCAGTACTTCAGCACTCCGCTCAAGCTGAAGGCCGATGCGCAGCCCGTGGAAAACGGCCGGCACTCGATGACGCTGGAGCAGGTGAAGCCCATCGAGAACGAGAGCCTGCGTGAGTGGTACGAGGCTGTGAGGGCCTGATGCCGAATCCCCCGGTGCCCACGCACCTGAAGATTATCCGAGGCAACCCCGGCAAGCGGAAGATCAACAAGAACGAGCCGAAGCCGGTGGGCGACCTGAAGGACGCGCCTGCGCACTTCGATGAAGAACTGCGCGAGGTCTGGGACTACGCCATCGAAAACTCGCCGCCAGGTCTGCTGAAGAAAGTCGATTCGGCGGTGCTGGAAACCTGGGTAACGGCGCACGTACTGCACCGCAAGGCCGTGGCCGAGGTGAGGAAGTTCGGCATGCTGATGAAGGCCCCGAACACGGGCGCACCCATCCAGTCGCCCTGGTTGCCGGTGGTCAACAAGCAGGCCCTGATCATGCTGCGTGCGGTCGATCACCTGGGCTTCTCGCCAGCCAGCCGCACGCGCATTGCACTCGGTGACGTGCCCTCTGCCACGGGCGGGTGGGACGACATCGCAACCGGATGAGGAGACGATCATGCCGAACCTGAAGCTGGCCTGCCTGCTGGCGGCGGCGATCTGCTTCGCCCTGGCCGCTCTTGGTGTCAATGCCCCGCGCGGGAACCTGACCGCAGCGGGCCTGTTCTTGTGGGTGCTCTCGGCCCTGTTCTGACGTAATGCCGACTCTCGCGCGTACATCCCCCTGCGTGGCGCGTGGGATGGAGTACGCCGAGGCTGCGGCAGGTGGGGATGCGTCGGCTTGCCAGTTGGTGCGCCTCGCCTGCCGCAGACACCTGGAAGACCTCGACCGCTGGCGCGGTAAAGACCAGCCGTTCTACTTCGACGCGAAGGCAGCGGAGCGGGTCTGCGATGTCGTCCAGCACTTCCCGCACATCCACGGCGTCTGGGCCAAGCACCAGAAGCGCATCGAGCTTGAGCCGTGGCAGTGCTTCATCCTGATGTCGGTCTTCGGGTGGAAGGCCACCGAGACGCAGGCGCGGCGCTTCAAGCTCGTCTACATCGAAGTCCCCAGGAAGAACGCGAAGTCTACGCTCACCTCGGCGGTCGGCTTGTATCTGCTGGCCTGCGACGGCGAGCCAGGGGCGCACGTCATCAGCGCGGCCTCGGCCCTCCATCAGGCGAAGCTGGTCTTCAACGACGCGCAACTCATGGCGCGGAAGGAACCCGGCTTCCGCAGCCGCTTCGGCATCGAGGTGCTGGCCCATGCCATCGTGCAGCAGGAATCCGCCAGCCGCTTCGACGCGCTCTCTGCCGAGTACACCAACCTCGACGGGCTGAACATCCACGCGGCCCTGGTCGATGAACTGCACGCACACCCGACGCGCGGCCTCTGGGATGTGCTGATGACGGCCACCGGAAGCCGCATGCAGCCGCTCGTCTGGGCCATCACCACCGCAGGGCTGAACCGCGCCTCGATCTGCTACGACCAGCACAACTACCTTATCGACATCCTCCAGAAGCGGCTCGAAGATGACGCCTACTTCGGCATCATCTACACCCGCGACGACGGCGACGATCCGTGGGAAGAGGCGACCTGGATCAAGGCCAACCCGAACTACGGCGTCTCGATCCATCCCGAGGTGATGAAGGCCGACGCGAAGCGGGCCATGCAGATGCCCTCGGAGCAGGTGGCCTTCCTCACGAAGCACCTCAACGTCTGGGTGAACGCGGCGATGGCGTGGCTCCCGGCTGGCGCGTGGGACAAGTGCGCCGAGGCGAACCTGGATCTGGCCGACTTCGCAGGCGAGGAGTGCTACGTCGGCATCGACCTCGCGCTCCGCAATGACATCGCTGCCCTGATCGTGGCCTTCCCGCCGAACGAGATGCGCGACTGGTGGGCCGTCTTCGGACGTTACTACCTGCCCGAGGACACGGTGAGCCGCAGCGAGAACAGCCACTATCAGGCGTGGGAATCGAGCGGGCGGCTGACGGCCACGCCTGGGGTGATCACCGACTTCGACTACATCATCGAGAACCTCGCGGACCTCTGCGCTGTGCATGACGTGCGCGAGATCGCGCTCGACCCCTTCGATGCTGGCCCGCTGATCAACGACATCGAGAAGGCAGGCCTGCGCAAGCCGATCGAGGTGCGGCAGACCGCGCCCAACCTCTCGCCCGCAATGGTCGAGCTTGAGGGGCTCGTGCTCTCTGGGCGCATCCATCACGACGGAGATCCGGTCCTGGCCTGGATGATGTCGAACGTCAAGGTGGCCCGCAGCGGCGACCTGCTGAAGCCGACCAAGGACGCGCCCGAGAAGAAGATCGACGGCGTGGTGGCCCTGCTGATGTGTATTCACCGGGGCATGTACCGCACCGGCGCTAAGGCCGACTACGAGAACCGAGGCCTATGGTCCCTGTAGTTCGCCGCTTCCTGGACATGCTGCCTGCACGCTTCAGGCAGGCCTCTGCTCCGCCATGGCGACCCTCTCGATGGGCACATGGCGCGTGGACTTCAATGCGGGCCTGCACTACGGGCTCGCGAGCGCGGCCCCGGCGGCGCCGTTCAACGGCGGGGAGCGCAGGCTGTTCCAGGGATTCCGGTGCCGCAGGTGCGGATCAATGGAGGAAGTATGACAACGTTACGACCGGAATTGAAGGACGTACCGATCCGCATGATGGATCTGCCGGTGGATCAGGAGCGCGGGTATCCCGTGCCCTGGTTCGTGGAATGGATCGACGGCAAGCCCGAGTTCCGCGTGATGAGCGGGGAGAAGTGGCGGCGGGCCATCAAGCAGCACCTGTGCTGGATCTGCGGCAAGCGCCTGGGTGCGTACATGGTGTTCGTCCTGGGGCCGATGTGCGGCATCACTCGCACTACGAGTGAGCCGCCCAACCACCGCGAGTGCGCCCGCTGGGCCGCGCGGTTCTGCCCCTTCCTGTCGCGCCCGCACATGGCGAGGCGCGGCGACGAGGAGCTAGCCGAGATGGGCGCAGAGTGCATGGGCGGCGTCGGCCTCAAGCGCAACCCCGGTGTGGCCCTTCTCTGGACTGCCCGAGACTTCGAGGTGTTCCACCCGGTGGGTGGCGGCATCCTGATCAGCGTAGGCGACCCGCTCGAAGTGGAGTGGTGGTGCGAGGGCCGCAAGGCCATGCGCGGCGAAGTCGAGCGCAGCATCGACACCGGCCTGCCGCTCCTGGAAGCCGAGGCAGCGAAGCAGGCGGGCGCGATGGAAGACCTGCGGCAGCGTGTCGCGGACTTTCGGAGGTATCTGCCGGTATGAGCGAACCCCTGGAAGATTGGCATCGCCACCCTGGCGAGGGCCTGCGGCTGATGACGCCGCCCGTGCTGTCGGTGCTGCACATCGGCAACGACCTGATCACGGTCCAGAGCTATGAGCCGGTGCCGTCGGCCTGGGTGCGCTTCTGGTACTGGGCGCTCTTGCGGTGGCGGTGGGAGCGCATCGAATGAACCGCATGTCGATGAGGCAGGCGCGGTGCTGTGAGATGGCGACGACGCCCAGGTGCAAGTGCCGCTGCGGCGGGGCACTGCACGGCAAGTTTCGTGGCGTCGATGTGCAGTTCTTCGAGGGCCTGCCGAAGGACGATCCGCACCACGCCAAGAAGAAGCGCACGCCGAAGCCGCGCGTGCTGAAGCGGGATCGGGTGCCGCCGCTGTTCGAGGGACTGTTCCTATGACGACGAAAGAGGAAATCATTCTGGAGGCCCGCCGCAAGAACAAGGCGGGCGACTTTGACCGCAAGATCCTATCTCGCATGCCGAGCGACTATTTTACGGATGATGTGACGCTCGAATGCGGCCACACCGTGCTGATCGTGCCGACCTCGCTGCGCGACGACGACAAGCAGCATTGCGGGCAGTGTGCCAGGGAGTGGATCGCCGAGGCCCAGAAGCAGGGCTGAAGTTCGACGATACACAGGGTGTGTTACATTATGCTGGATGAACAGAACAACACCACCGCCTCCAAAGCCGAGAACAAACCCGGACGGCTTCCCCTACGGCACCGCTTCGCTCCACATGCGGCGAACCAAATGGTGGTGCGTCTACACCGACGCCGAGGGCAACCGCATTCAATCGAGCACGCTCACCGACGACAGGAACGAGGCGCGAGTGTTCGCAGCGCAGCGGGCTATCGAGGTGCTGAAGGCCAAGCTGGCGATCTTGCAGGGGATCGTCCATGATGCCAAAGCGGCTCAAGGTCACGCTCAAGCAGGGCGAGGAACTGACCGGCAAGCCACTGATCGCCGCGCTGAAGCGGCTCGTGGAAACCGGAAGTCGCCTGGAAAGGGAGGGACGCGCTAATGGCCGCAGCGAGAGTGATGCCGCAACCGAGGCGGAAGGCCATCGGGATCAAGAGGGTTAGCCTGCTGAAGCAGGTCGGCAATTACAGCTTCGACGGTCAGGGCAACAAGTTCGCCATCTTGTCAGAGCGGTTCGACTGCGACATCCCGGCAGACCTGATGATAGAGGACAAGGGATACAGCGGCACGGACTTCAACCGCCCGTCGATCAAGCAGGCCCTCCGCATGATCCGCGCGGGCGAGGCGAATGCCGTGGCCTTCCCGTGGGTGGACCGCTTCGCCCGCGACGTGGAAGGTGGCCTCGCCACGATCCGCATGTTCCTCGAAGCCGGGGCCGGTGTGCTCCTCGGCGATCTCGGCTGGTATCGGGATGAAGGCTCGTTCCGCTTCCAGATGAACATCCACCTGTCGGTCGCCCAGTACCAGCGCGACGACATTGCGGAGAAGTCCCGCTGGGGCGTGCAGGCGAAGCTGGCGATGGGCCGCGCCCACTACGGCGCACCCTATGGGTGGCACATGGTGACGGGCAGGGAGATCGCGGCGCGGGCCATGCGGGACGGCCAGCAGCTTCCGACCGGCAGGCCTGCCAATTTCTACGAGCGCGTCCTCGAAGACCTGGAGGTCGTCCAGCTAATGGGCGAACTGGCTCTCGCTGGCGGGCGCGACGGCTCGGCGCGTGGCATCTGCCGGGAACTCGAAGCCCGTGGCATCAAGGCGCCGCGCAGCAAGACGGGCCGCTGGAACCCGACCACGGTGACGAACATCCTGCGCGACGAGGTCTACTCGACCGGCATCTGGCACTATGGCAAGCGCGAGTTCGTGAAGCCCGAGAAGTTCCGCAAGCTGGACATCGAACGCCACCGGGTGCGGTCCTCGCCCAGGCTGCGGGCGCGGGAACAGTGGGCTGATAACACCGTCGAGATGCCGGGCGGGGCCATCTGGACCCCCGACGAGCACGAGGCGGTTAAAGAGGCCCTGGAGCGCAACGGCCGGACCTCCACCGGCAAGCCGACCGGGGAAGGCGGCACCCAGGCCGTGCTGAGTTCGTTATGCAAGTGCGGCGGGCACCTGCTCGAAGGCGGCGAGGAGTGCGGCGGGGCCATCGCACCGTGGCACAAGGTGAAGCGCAGCGGGGAGCGCCAGCTTTACTACCGCTGCACCCGCCGCGACCGCGTCTATGGCAACCACCTGTGCGACGCCAGGAGCATCCACGGCGAGATCCTGGAAGAGGCGGTCTGGCAGGGCGTGCGCGAGGCCGTCTGCGAGAAGCTCGATGAACTGATCCGCGCCAGCGTGGGTGAGATGATGGGCGGCGAGGATGCCGACGAGGTGGCCCGCCTGGAGCAGCAGGAGAAGCGCCTCACCGCGAAGAAGCAGGAAGCGCAGAGGGCCGAGATCGCGGCTGATGACCCCGAGGATAAGAAGCTGTATGCTGGCATGGTGGCTGATTACAAGGCGCAGTTGGCCCTGCTTCGCCGCCGCATCCAGACCGCGACGGACGAGGCCGACGCCGCGCAGGTGGACACGGCCACAATCCAGCGCAAAGCACGCAAAGCCTTCCAGACCAAGGACCCGGCAGAACGCCGCGCCCACCTGCTCGACTGGTTACAGGAAGTGCGCTACGCAGACGGGTGGGCGGAACTGACCATTCGCGTTCGGGTGGGAGCTAATTGTCAACATGCAGTTGGCGACGTTGGCGCAGGCGATCAGCAAAACCAGCCCGATCGCGCACTGCAGCAGGATCAGGCGAGTGCGGATCCCGGCGACCAGGAATTCCTGTAACGGAATGAGCGTGGCCTGCGCATTGAAATTGCGGCCCATGGCGTATGGGTAGAGCGCGATCATGCGGCGCGAGAGGAGCTGAATCTCGTCCTGTGCCTGGGCGAGCGTGGCGCCTGACCGCAGCCGTGCGATGACCGGTGTGAAATTTCCGGACCAATAAGAGTTCTGGTCGCGCGGATCGATGTGCATCGGTATCCAGAACGCGGTGGCGTCATCCGGGAACGCGAAGTGCCGCGGCATCACGCCGACGATCCGGCGGTCCACGCCGCAGAGGCGGACTACGCGGCCGACCACCTGTGGGTCTCCGCCGAAGCGGTCCCGCCAAAGAGCGTCGCTGAGGAGCACCAGGGTATCCCTTCCCGCCTGGTCGTCGCCCTCGCGAAAGGCCCTGCCGAGTTGCGCATCGACGCGAAGCACGGCGGGCAGGTTCGCCGAGACTGCGCTTCCGGTAAGGCGCCACGGTTCGGCCGGACCGGCGAGATTGCACTCGACGCCGGGCTGGAACCCCGCGACATCCATGGTCCGGCTCTCCTGCTGGAGGTCCACGAGGCCGCCCTGCGGATAGTAGCCGGTGTTGGCGGCGCGGACCAGGCGGTGAGCTTCGGGGTAGGGCAGGGGCCGCAGGAGGGCGGCGCTGAGCGTGTTGAACATGACGGTGTTGCCGCCGATGCCCAGTGCCAGGGACAGAATGGCGAGAGCCGTGAAGCCCGGGTTTCTGCGGAACATCCGGACGGCGTAGCGAAGATCCTGCCACACGTCTGCCGCCGGATTGCGGCCTGCGGGGCTTCCGGTGACGATCGGCTCCGCGGCCATGCGCCGTTCGACCGCGCGGAGCTGTTCCAACAACCCGGGGTCGTTCAGGGCGGCGCGCGCCTGCCGTTCCGCTTCCGCCTCGCTCGATCCGCAGGCGATGGCGCGCTCGTATTCCTGCTCCAGGTGATCCGCGATCTCCGCGACGATTTCGGCTTCGCGCGCGGGCGGCAGTGCAAGCCCTTGCAGCCGGCGGCGGATCTCGCCATACCACTGCGACGTGTCAAGCATGTTCGGCCCCCGTAATGCGATGGATGGCGGCGACAAAGGCATCCCAACCGCGGCGCTGCTCGCCCAGGACCTTGCGGCCCTGCTCCGTGAGGCGATAATAGCGCCGCCGGCGCTGTCCGGCTTTTTCCACCCAGCGGCCCTGGATCCAGCCGCGTTTTTCGAGACGATAGAGCAGGGGATAGAGGGAGGCGACGCGGAACGCCAAGGCGCCGTCCGAGCGCTGTTCGATCAGCTTGCTGATTTCGTATCCATGCCGCGGCTGATATTCCACCAGCGACAGAATCAGCAGCTCGGCGCTCCCTTTCTTGAGCTCGCGGTCGAAGATGCCGGCGCCGATATATTTCACAGCAATATATTGGCATGGAGTCTATCGCAATTCAAGCGTCTTGTCAGAACAGGCGGGAATTCGAGCTTGAACATTCAGGCTACACGCGAGCGTGGCCGGACTTCGCGTTTCACCAAAGATTCGTAGGCATCCTGCGCTGTGTCAAGGTCGTACCGGGTTTGCAGGTTCATCCAGTAGGCTGGTGTGGTGCTGAAGTAGCGCCCAAGGCGCAGGGCGGTTTCTCCGGTGATCGCCCGTTTGCCGCCAACGATGGCGCTGATCCGATTGGCGGGTACGCGGATCTCCTGCGCAAGCTGGTTCATGCTCATGCCCAGATCGTCGAGGGTCTCTTTGAGGATCTCACCGGGATGCACTGCTGGAATCCTACCGGTAGTGGTTGCTGATTTCGACGTCATACGCGTTTCCGTCCCTCCATTCGAGAGTACCGCCCTCCGCGGGGCATGCGGCTAACGCTGGTAAAATCGTAAGAACACCTCCTATGAACACACCTGAAGAGCGCCGGAGGGCGCTCGCCGACATTCTGGAGCAACGTGTCCTGGTACTCGACGGGGCTATGGGGACGATGCTGCAACAGCGGCATCTGACGGCCGAGGACTTCGGCGGAGCGGCGCTGGAGGGGTGCAACGAAAACCTCGTCGTGACGCGCCCGGATGTCGTTCTGGACATTCACCGCGCCTATTTCGCGGCGGGCGCGGACATGGTCGAAACCGATACGTTCGGGGCCACTCCGCTGGTGCTGGCGGAGTACGGGCTCGCCGACCGCGCGCATGCGCTGAACGTGGAGGCGGTTCGGCTGGCGCGGCAGGCGGCGGCGGAGTTTTCGACGGCGGCGAAGCCGCGGTTCGTGGCGGGCTCGATGGGTCCGACCACGAAAGCGATCAGCGTGGTGGGCGGGGTCACGTTTCCGGAGCTGATCGAAACCTACTACATACAGGCGAAGGGCCTGATCGAGGGCGGCGCGGACGTCCTGCTGGTCGAGACGTGCAACGACACCAGGACCATCAAGACCGCCCTGATTGCGATCGACCGCGTGAAGCGGGAACTCGGCGTGGCGACACCGGTGATGGTATCGGGGACGATCGAAACCATCGGCACGATGCTGGCGGGGCAGACGGCGGACGCGTTCTGCGCGTCGCTGCTGCATGCGGACCTGCTCTCGATCGGACTCAATTGCGGGACCGGCCCGGAGTTCATGACCGACCACATCAGGACCATCAGCGGAATGGCGCCGTTCCGCGTGTCGTGCTATCCGAACGCGGGGCTGCCGAACGAGGAAGGGAAGTACCTGGAATCGCCCAATTCGGTGGCGGCGCAATTGGAGCGGTTCATCGCCAACGGGTGGCTGAACGTGGTGGGCGGCTGCTGCGGCACCACCGACGCGCACGTGAAGGCGCTGGCGCAGATGGTCGAAGGCAAGCGGCCGCGGCCGCACCCGGAAGCGTCGCACCGCGCGTATTATTCGGGCATCGAACTGGTGGAGGCGGACGAGAGCAACCGGCCGCTGATTGTGGGCGAGCGGACCAACGTGATCGGCTCCCGGCTGTTCAAGAACATGGTCGCGGAGGAGAAGTGGGAGGAGGCGACGGAGATCGCGCGGCGGCAGGTGCGGAACGGCGCGCACATCGTCGACGTCTGCCTGCAGAGCACGGACCGCGACGAAATCCAGGACATCCCGCCGTTCTACGAGAAGCTGATCCACAAGATCAAAGCGCCGGTCATGATCGACACCACCGATCCGAAGGCCGTGGAGCTGGCGCTGACGTACTGCCAGGGAAAGAGCATCATCAACTCGATCAACCTGGAAGACGGGGAAGAGAAATTCGAGCGCGTGTGCCCGATCGCCAAACAATACGGGGCGGCGCTGGTGGTTGGGTCGATCGACGAAGACAAGGTGCAGGCGCAGGCGTTCACGCGGGAGCGCAAGCTGGCGGTGGCGGAGCGGTCGTACGCTCTGCTGACGGAGAAATACGGGATCGCGCCGGAGGACATCGTCATCGACCCGCTGGTCTTCCCGTGCGCCACGGGAGACGCAAATTACGTCGGCGGCGCGGTGGAGACGATCGAGGGCGTCCGGCTGGTGAAGGAGCGGCTGCCGTTCGTGAAGACGGTGCTGGGGGTTTCGAACATCTCGTTCGGTCTGCCGGCGTCCGCGCGCGAAGTGGTGAATTCGGTCTTCCTCTATTACTGCACCAAGGCGGGGCTGGATCTGGCGATCGTGAACGCGGAGAAGCTGGAGCGGTTCGCCTCGATTCCCGAACAGGAGCGGCGGCTGGCGGAGGCTCTGCTATTCAATTCGCCGCCGGTGGACGCCGGAGACGAGG